AATATTAAATTGTAATAAATAAGTTACACGAATTTAGTCATTTAAATGTAAAATCAAAATATGTTTAAGCTTATTTATAAACGCAAAAACCAAAACTGCATTAAGGAAAAACGAAATATACAAAAAACGCACACTTAAACATGTTTTAGAAATGCTATTTAAACAGTCTTTAAAAGTCATTTAAAGGTATATATTTGCAATGCCAACATTCATGACAACACCAATCCAGGCTTTGTTTACCCATTATAGGTACAGCCCGGACGCAGAGCGCTTTCGGGCGTTGTGTTGTGGTGAATGTTGGCAAATACTCATCTGTCCGGGCTTCTTTTTAACCTATTGGATAGTTAGCTGTTAAAACCTCAGTTTTACGTTTCATGCGACCCCCTTTCTTATTTACTGACACAGATTGTTCCACCGACCAGGTATGCCATTCAAAACGCTTAGAATAATCTAATAACAGTTTTGATGGATAAGAAGACAAGAGAAATTTACCTTTAATCTCACTCAGTAAAGATATCAGGTTTTCAAAATCTTGTTCACTATATCCATCATAATGCCCACAATCGCTGTTAAAGTAAGGTGGATCGCAATAAAAGAAACTTTCGGCTGAGTCGCGGCTACGTACCACATACAAAGCATCAGCACACTCTAATTGAACGTTCTGAAGCCTTATAGCCATGTCCTCTGTAAAGTTATCGCGTTTGTTAATGATCTTCTTGGTAGTCGTATTTTTAGAGATGTCGTATCCAAAAGTACTATCCAGTTGAGAGCAAAAGGACTGACTGCTTAAAACCCATACTGCCCAGGCGCGTTTGATCTCGCTGAACATATCCGGAAAGTTGTAAATAACAGATGCTTTACGATGAAGGTCGCGGCTATGCAGCGTTATCCTGATCTCTTTCTCAAGGCTGACAAATTCATTCTGGACCACACGATAAAAGTTCATTAACTCTTTATTGGTGTCATTTAAAACCTCAACCGGTGATGGCTCTTTCGCAAAGAATATTGCACCACCACCGATAAAGGGTTCACAGTAGAGCGTATGCCGTGGTATCAAAGAACAGATTTTGGTTGCTAATTTTTGTTTGCCGCCGTAATAGCTAATCGGCGTTTTCATTTTTACTGACATGTTATTTATAATTAGGGGTTACTGCTTTGTTTACCCGAATTATAAGTATGTCTTTCCAGGTGAATTTAATTCACTTGAGTTTCTTTTCGATATCGCCGACGGTAAATAGACCCATGCCCCGCAAATAGAAATATAGAGCAATTAATATCGCAATCACAGCAAGTATAGCAAATATCCACGGGTATACGCTTGGTGTAGAGGTTGATTGCTTATCCTTTTTAGACTGCTGTACATCCTTTTTAACAGTTGTGCTATCTTTGGTAACTGACGTGGTTGTGATATGGTTAGCCTGCTTGACCAACTGCTCTACAACTTTCTTTTCATTCCCTTTACCTCTAATTAGAACCTTTGATGCATGGCCTGTGTAATCGCCCTTGATGATCGTCACTGTACCACTATCCGGGGTGATTTCAACTTCATAGCTTGAGGTGTCTATGTCTACCTGGTTAACCGATGTGAATGTTGTTGAACTGTCGAGCGACAATGAAGTGCCGATTTTCATTTGAATTACCTGCGAGTGATCACTACTCTTAACTATCGATGTGGTCACCTTCCTGACTTTGCAGCTCATGAATGTAAATACTACTGCCGTCCCGGCCAGTAGCATAAGTGTTAATGCTTTTGTCATTTTGCTTTATTGAATGGTTATAAATACTTTTTCAGTTTTAATAGCCGTCAGAAGTTTAGCGTAGAACTTATTGAATGCGATGGCGCTGCTGCCGATAAAGTCTTTACCTGCCGTTACTCCTAACAGAATACAGCCTAACGTGTCAACTGCAAAGTTTCCAATATGCATTTCTATCTCACCGTAACCTGGTACATCAAGCAGATGCGGAAGCATCCGTTTATGCTTTTCACTCCAACTGATCACTACCTCATAAGTACCGGAAGGAATTGCCGTTTTGCCGTAAACCTTTACGGCTGCTACCTCGGCATGCGTCATTGTCTGTGTAAGTCCCCTGTCTTTGTCTTCAAGGGTATGACATTCAAAACTACCATCGGTAAACAAGTCACCGATGGTAGTTTGATCGTCCTTTATCTTACGGATTAAAAGCAGTTTCATGCGTTAAGTATTTACCGTTTCATCAACCTGAGCCTGTACATCGGGTTTCCCCTCCGATGACGGGATGCTTACATTATTCGTTTCAGCGACAGGCAATGCGGGCGCTTTATTATCCGCGATCACTTTACTTACATCTGCAATCGTAGCCGGGATATGCTTCGTTACAGCATCCTTTACAGTGACGAAATCGCTTTGCAGTTCGCCGATCTTGTCAATGATACTTAAAGGGTCATTAATAACCTCTTTAATAATTTCAGAATCCTTGACAGCGAATTGTGCAAATGCAGCACCGCCGCCGAACAGTCCAACGAGTAAGCCGCCAACCATTGGCGATAAAATGTGATTACCCATAACATGGCCGGTTACAGCCGAAAGAAGCAGGCAGATAATCTGAAACCTCACCCAAAACTTGGGAGTCGGGGAGGTTATTCTTTTCCAAATTGATAAATTGTTCATTGTGTTTAAATTAATAGGGGTTGATACTTATTTACTTTTCTTTGCTTTTAAGCTATCCTGCTTCACTTTGGTTTGCGTGAGGCTATCTGTTACAGGCTTTTGTTTAACTTGGTAAGCTTCCGCCTGTTTTCTCAGTATATGCTCTATAGAATCCACGCGGGGGATATATAATTTATTAGCCTGCCCAGCTGTCACCTCGTCAGACATGGCGATAAAGTGTTTATAATCCTCAAGGGCTTTGTAGAGGTAGATGGCCTGCGATTTTTTAAAGACGTACGTTTCAGTACTATCCGCGGCATCTACTTTTACAGCAGCCGAAGGTTTCGTTTTTTTGTTTGGATTGGATTTTACCTGGGCAAATGTTGCTATTGAGAACACGGCCAGTAATGCGAATAAAATAATTGATTTCATGGTTTTTTTATTTGAATTGATTTATTTGAATTGATTAATTGGATATTAAAATGTAATGATGCTTTACCCCGAGGCCCTGGTAAACTATCAACTTGCCGTCGACATAGCTAATGATGTAATTACCGGCGACAGCGCCGTTTGAAACGATGTCGTAACTACCTACCGGCGAGGCTACTGTTGCAGATGTACTGATAGTGGGTAATGTTGTTAAACTGGCAGAACTATCTCCGTTTACAAAGCCCGAATAGCTGACATTCAATGGTGGGTTTAAGGTACCGACATACTTCGTTTTACTATTTGCTGTAATGATCAATGGGGCCGCATTAACGGTTATTGATGTGGTAAAAGCCGAACTACCTGCCGGGTTTGTGCATGTAATTATGTAGCTTGCGATGGCTGCCACGCCGGTTGGCGTCCCGCTGATCTGACCGGTCGACGTATTAAAGCTTAATCCGGAAGGCAGCGCGTGATTAATGGCGTAACTTGTTGCTGCTCCGCCTGTGTTTACAGGCAACATGTTCGTTATAGGTGTTCCATAGGTTATTGTCTGCGTTGATGCCGAATAGGTAATATTAGGAGGTGTTGAGACTGTACAGGCGGCAATCATGGGGGTAGAGATCATGGACGCTATTACTGAACCGTCGGCCGAATGCTGTGCCGTATTGGTAGACCATGCCGTAGGTGTTGGGGTCGATGGGAATATATACCAGTTAATGATGGTTCCGTTAGCGCTTGTAAAATTAATCTGATTATTGCCATCATAATTATTTGTACCGCCTGAACCCCAAAACAATAAGCCCACAGAATTATTTGCCTGCTGCGCAGCATATATCCTGTTGTGGTCAACTTTAAGATTGGATGCAGTGCAATCTGCGGCGATTGCCATTGCATTAACAAGCAGATTGCCTCTTGCTACCTGATAACTTCCGCCTACATCACCCAAAACAATTCCCGCAGCGCCACTACTGCTTGTAGGCCAGGCATATTGCTGTCCTCCACGTATCCAGTTACCGATCACCTGTATTGAATCGCCCAATAAGCCATTAGACTGATAGACACTTATCTGGTCGTGGGGATGCACAGCAACTCCTTTTACATTCTCGATCCTATTATAATTGATCCGGTTGCCGGCTCCGTTCACATGATCAAATTGCACGGCATGGCCAAGATAACTTGCATCAACGCCATTAATATTAAGCATATAGTTTGCATTCACTTTCACGGCTGTGCTGTTATGGGCATAAACGCCCATACCCACGTAGGAGAAATAACAGGAATCAATGGTTATATCCGTGCAATTTTCGAGGTCGATAGCAAACGAATTGACGTTTGTAAACTTGCATTTAGTAATGTGTACGTGGCTGCAATTATTTAAATACATGGCCTTTGTTCCAGCTACGTTAAAACAGTTGATACTGTCGCCTGAAATGGTCAGGTTACTCATACCGCTATAGCTGATCGTTGCATGCTGGGAGAACGGACCGCAATATGGTTTAACGGTTTGTGCTGATACATTCAATGCAATCAGAATTGGAATCAAAGCAAGCAATAGTTTATTTGTCTTTCCCATGATGATATGTGTTTAATGGTCTGTATATTATCGTAATTATTGAATTGCGTGTGCATAAAATAAATAAGTCGTACTTGCGGCAAGTCCAACTGAACCAACCGAAATGACATAACTTGTAGTTCCTATGGTAGAATCATCAACATACACCTGTGCAGTGCCATTCAAAGCGGCGGCGGCAGAATTAACAGGGGTTAGTATGATCCTTGGTGCAGAGGCGTAAGCCACGTTAAATGTTATGGTCGCTACTGTTGCCGAAGCAGTTGGGCTTGCGCCTGTCGTTATGGCGATCTTTTGCGCCATATCATTGCCTGATATAGATACAGTTGGACTTGTTCCTGCGCCTGAACCAGCTGCTATAGTTGGGGCGGCTGTTATAGAACTAATGTGATTCGGGGATAAAAGCCCAGTACTACTCAGCGTCATTGAGTTGATAAATGAGCCGGTACCACTAACGCTCACCCTGCTAAGCCAGTTTAATATGCCTGTTGGACTAGTACTTGATACCGGACGCAGTTCCTCCCGAAACTCAACAATATTACTGGCTGGCGTGCCCGATGTATTCCATACGGGTGCCTGATATAATAGTCCTGGAGAATAACGTACCGGCGCTCCTGAAGTAGCCGCGCTGGCTGTTGAAGTCAGAATAAGCCCATCTGCGCTGGAAGTAGTCATTCCTGATTTTATCAGTTTGATAGATCCAGCTGAATTTGTTCCAAATAATGTTAGACCACCAAACTGATCGATATTAAATACACGACTCGGTGTACCACCATTAAATGCATAAGCAAGCGTAAAGTATGACCCAAAGTTATTTGCTTCATTATATATTATAAAGTCAGATGGCTGATTAGTTGTATTCCAAATATTAGCTCTAAAACTTAATGCCGGAGATAATAATTGTGTTGTGCTGGATATAGCTGGTGTATTGTTAGCTATATATATCCACGGCGTAATAGTGGTGCCTACTGCATTATTTTGAAAGATATGCGACCCTGTCCAGGTGGGGGCAAATGCTTGGTTAATGGCAACTGTTTGTGCAGATGCTCCATTATAGCTAAAAGTAGCAATTCCTGTGCCTTGTGTAAGTGCGTTAACCAAGCTTCCAGCGCTTCCAGTTGTGTTCTGATTAAGTGTTGGAATATCTGCTGTAACCAATGCTCTAAATGTTGGCGTTGCTGCACTACCGGTGCCTGGTCCCGCAAGGACTGTGTTTGCAGTTTGAGTAGCTAAAGACAATGTTGCAGACGCTGCACCCGAAGCTACAGTCCAGTTTACTGGCGTTGTATAAAGCACGCCAGGCGTTGTCAGACTGATTGACGTAACATAATTGCCAGCAGCTTGCTTACCAGCAATATTAGTCGCATTGGTATTGATTTGAGCTTGAACTTTTCCGAACGCTGAGTTTGTGCTATCCGATGTCGTAATTACTGCATTTGTTCCTAAAACATAATTTGTCAGTAAACGGTCTGCTTTTCTGCCTATAGCAGTATAATTTGACGCTATGTTAGTGGTGTTAGTAGCAATATTCGATGTATTTGTATTCTGCTGACTTAATGTGCCAGCATCTGTTATCCCGTATCCGCTTAAAGTCGTGGGTTTACCGGTGATGCTTGACCATGCTAAACTAGAACCGGATGTTAAATAATGCGCGTCTGCATATCCTTTATCAATCAAGGTTCTGGCCGTATACTGAGCTGAAAGATCAGCATTGTAAGTTGCAGGAATAGACCAAATTTGAACACCACCTGCAAAAAGCATATTAGGGTGAAATGTCCAATTATTTCCGTTTACAATGTTTTGGGCACTGGTACTTCCGTACCCGGCCGAAATATTAAAGGTATTGTTTCCGAGATTGTCGTAAAAAGATATCCCGTTACCATTTGAAACAGCGCCTATCTGCCATATACCTTCATAATTTCCAGGGTCGCCAAATGTTCCGAACCTTGCACTAAAATCGTTTGATCCTAAACTCACATCACCTGTGGCGCCCGAGTAAGGCACGGCATCTGTGATTCCGTACCCGCTTAGAGTTGTATATTTCGGCAAACTATCCACATTTAGGGTAAACGGATCGGTTTTAGTACCTGATCCACTAAAATATTTCCTGTTAAAATACCCCGTATCGGATGATGCGGTAGTCCAGCTTGCTGAAAAGCAATCGTATACCATTAAGGCATTTGGCTGCCCGGTGGTAGTCTTATTAAACAATGAGCCGCATTTCATTGAATCCGGCGTTTCTGCCGGGAAGTAGGGTGCCGGGCCTGATGGGATGGCTAATTGCTTGATCACCTTCAGGCTTACATCAGATACCAGCTGGTTTGTACGGCTGCGCGGCTGCGGCGCCTTCGGCGTTTGTGCCCATGCGGTGACTGTAACCGCAAAGAGCATCAGTAAGATAATTAATCGTTTCATTATTTTAATAGGGGTTTTATTTAAATTCCAATGTATTCTATCCAAATTCCTGTCATATACGGACTGATGGTATTGACTTTTTGTAAACCTGCATCTGCGGTACCCACCTTGACGGTTATCGTTTCTATGTTATCCAGGCTCCAGTTACTATGGCCACCGTTAGTGCCTCTGTCTACATCTTCAAATTTGAGCGGGCGCTGTATAGTGGTTGATAATTCAGGGATGTTATTCGCAGCAAGTTTCACCGACTTAGCGCCTCCTGAATTACCGATCGCGTTAAAATCGGCCTGCGTTCCGTCTTTGCCTATCGGCATTAGTCCGCGCATAGCAACGCACTCAACCCATCCAGGAGGAATTGCATTAGCCGACGGCCACCAAACCTTACCGCCGTTGGCTCCTAAAGCAGTAGGCGTAAACGGTGCCAGCATCCGTTTTAATTCTACCACATCTGCCAGCAATTGATTGTATACCGGGTCGGCACTGCTGCCCGAACCTGGTATGGTGATCGTTATATGCTCACCATCGTTCAATTGAAAGCCTGCAATGACCAGCATACCTTTAGTCGGATCATCTGAAACCGGCTGGTAGGTAAGCTGAGATAAACGGAGATCGCCACCGCCAAACTGCGTAGTCGACACCGGGTAGAATGACTTATTCAACAGTCGTACATCTTTGATAGTAATGCTGTCCGTAGGTGCATCATAGCTATAAGCAGCCATGTCATTGGTGATCATAAATGGCGAAGCCTGCAAGGTGGTCGTACCGCCGCCACCACCACCACCACCAGTAAAAGGCAAAGACGATACTGCCGCTTGTCTTAAAATACCTGTCGAAACATCCCATACCCAAACCAGGTCATCACCTACAGGCGCGTCGCCATCCGCAAAAGGTGGCGATTGAGTCATTTTTATTTTTACAACATCATCTAAAGGCATATTAAAACTTGTTTAAAAGTTTAACAATCAATGGTTGAACCGTTACCTTATCGGCAAGCTCAACCGTGTATAATATCGGATTACGAATATTTCGGGTAAAGGCAGTGGCCCTGATTTGACGGTCTACGCCAAGTTCAGCTGCGAGCAACCCATAGATATAGCCCAACTGAAGCTGCACACCGTTAGCCTTAAAGTAGAATGGATTGCATTCCACTGAAAACACCACTTTAGCCGGTGAATTTTCAGCCAGGTATTTCTGCGCGTTGACCAGCAGTTCAGCCTCAGCATCATCTACATAAGAAAGCGGCATCAGTATGTCTGTCAGCACGTAATTATCACCTATGGCTGGCGATAACAGGGCAGACGGCACATCAATCGTTTGTTCGTCGGTGTTTTTATTAATGGTAAATGTTTTTGTACCATAATTAAAGGCATTGATAGTAAATGAATAGCCTGCAAGCTGCCCGGTATTAAAGGTCAGTTTAGCCGTCACGCCAGGCATTAACTGGGCGTTCACATCGAAGTCGATACTTGCATCGGTAAATATGAACGGGCTGGTAACAGCGCTAACAGTGCCGGTTCTACGGGGGTATATCTCAGGTGTTTGGCTGCTGCCATCAAAAAATATCGTCTTTTCAAATACGCCGTATAGGTCAGTATTCTTTTCAATAAACAGACTGTCGGCCATGCGCAGGAATTTCGCGCCAAAGCGGTAATTGCTGCCTATGTTACGGTTGCTGCCGTAGGCGTATAACCGGGTTATCACGTCGCCTTGTCCGTTGGTCGACTGGTTATCACGGCTGATGCTGAAAAGTGCTTTGCCGGGGCCATACTCAAGCGTAATGCCGCTATCAAGCTGCCGCTGGTATAAATGAATGGTCTGCCCAATGATCAGGTACTCTGTTAAAAAGGTTTGTGCCAGGTTCGACAGCACCTCAAGGCAGTTTTGCGAGTTGAAAGTGAGGGTGTGATAATCTGCATCTACCACATTACCGACTTGCCACTGACCGGGGTAAATGCGGTTCATGTTGTAAATGATCACGTTGATAAAATCAATGGGCCTGCCGCGAAATGTGAACTGCCCCTCGGTAAAGTGGTTACCAGCATCAAGGAATAAAAATGCTGTTTTGCCGAGATCATACATATATCCTTCCATTACCAGGATATATTCATAATTTTTAGTAGATACTTTTTTAAATTTTACTTCCTGGTTAAGCTGGTAACGGTTATTGAAAATAGTGGCATAGTCGCCGATCTGAAAAGCGATTGGGGCAGCAACAGAAATATTAAGGGTTACCGTATCATCCCGCATGATGCCGCAGCTTTGCGCTGACTGCTCATCCGGCTCAATGACGGCCCTTAATTCACCTGCTTTTGTATAGATCGTTACGCTCATTCTTGCTATGCTGTTAAAAACCTGTCCTGGTCGTCCACCAGGTAAACCGCCGGGATGTTATCGGCAGGGTTCGTTTCACTTAATACCAGGTCGAACTTGATACCTACTTTGTCAGTGTTAATGATCTTGCTCAGTCCGGTTACATTTTGTTGTTCCACGTAATAGACCAGGTAAGTCCGGTCGTGATCAGCTACGTAAAAATGTCTCGGCCCGGGCAGGATCAGCGCAGTAAAAAAACCATCGTTCTTCGTATGAAAGTCCACAAGGCTATTGGCGATCAATGCACATTTTAAAGTGAATTGCCTTGGCTGAACCCTCGGTGAGCTCAGGTCTTTCATGATGCCCTGTTCGTCCTGAAAATCATGACTGACACTATCCTTCCTTTTAGCGTAAGCCAAAAATTGCTTTAAGCCCCCTCCGATCACTACGCCGTAGGTCAGTTTTATATCAATTGCGTCTAATGCTGCCTGCATTTTATATGGTTTTAATTTTTACCTGCTGCCCTTAATATCCCTGTCAATACATCCGAAGAGGTGTTCTTATCAATATTTTTAAGCGATACTTTCATCTCGTCAGAATTGTCTGCACTTCGTTCCGAAGCCACCGCAATTCTCATTTGCACAAGCGTCTGATTCTTCATTTCAAGCATCACCTCAGCCTGTGTTTTTACAATAATTTGGTTGGTTTCCAGCTGCGTTAACCGCAAGCCGCCGAACTGACCGGCTAACAGGTCAGCCTGATCGGCGGTGATGCCTTGTATAGCGCCAGTAAGCGAATTGGCGCTTGCAGTAGTGCTTCCGGTGGTTAGATTTACTCCTGTAGCCTGCTGAATTGCCTGGAACTGTGTATTTGCATTTTGTAGAATGGTGTTATACTCGTTTTGAAGTGCGGCAATATCGTCCTTAGTTAACTGGCCATGCGCTGTCACATCTGCTGCAAGGTCATTGTAAAAGCCCTGCAACTGTTTCTCCAAATAATCCCGTTTAAAAGAGTTAAGAATTGCAGTTTGCATTACCTTCTGAAACTCGTCTCCAAAATCATTTAAGGCTGTCTTCCCATCCTGAAACATCTGCACAATGTCGCTGGTCAAAGAATCGAAAGACGTGCCGGTGAGGTCTGCATTAAGGGCATTCTGTGTATCTATCGCTTGCTGTTGCAAGGCAACCAGGCTTTGAACCAGAGCCGATGTCTTAGCATCCAGTTTGCCATTGTCGAGCAGTTTTTGGAGGTCTTCAATTGATTGCCCCGAAAGTGAAACGGAATCTCCTAATTTTACATAGTAATCGACTATTGCCTGGTCACGTGCATTTATTTTTTGCCCCTGATTAAGCGACGTAATAGATTTATCAACGGAAGCAATACCGGTTAATGCAAGCTTTGAGTTAATTGCGTTTTGATTTTCCTGCTCAGCTACCTTTATATCCGCCAATTGCTTTAAATACCCGCTTATCCTGTCCGGCCCATACAACTGCTTGGTTAAATCCAATTGCCTTTGCAGTTCGGTATTAATGGCCTGTATCGATTTTATTTGCAGGTCATTTTGATACTGAAGCTGTGCGGCTCTATCTTTTGAAGTGTCAAACGCGCTGTAAACTGCACGAAAAATGCTAATTGCAGTACCTATAAGTCCCAATCCTGCATTGATACTACCTAACGAACCCGTATTAACATCTTTGATGGTATTAAGATTCGATTGAATTGAACCAATGCCAGTTATTAATGAACCTACTGTATTCAATGCCTTACCCAGCCCCTCATCGAAATTGCCAACCTCGCTGCCTATTTGCGATAGTTCAGCACCTATTGCTTTTAAACCTTCGGGTAACTTTGCATCAACCGCTTTCGATGTTGAATCGAGTCCATTTATTATTTTGGCATAAGCTTCGACCGTGATTTTGCCTAATGCAAATTCTACAGCTGCAATAGCATATAGTTGCCCTAACCGTTTTTTGGCCTCTGAAGTAGTCAGCCTATCAATATTTTCATAAAGAGATTTATATGAATCCAGCGTCTTAAAATTGGCTTCATCTAATTGTCCGAGTCTATCCTGAAGGTCTTTTTGAACCTGTTCCGCACCCTGCATATCTCCCGCTTTTGTCAAAGCCGCCTCTTTGGTTTGAGCCGATTCAATTAAGGCTTCTCTTTGTTGTTCGTAAGAGGCATACTGTTCTTTTAATTTTTCAAGTGCTACCTTTTGCGCCTGTAAGTTTGCATCAAGCTCCTTTTGTATATATTCTTTTCTTTTTTGAATCGGCCCTGATGTATCGGTGTTGTCAATAGATGCCTGTATGTTTGAAAGATAGGTTTGAAAATCCTTCCCCGATTTTAAAAGGTCTTCATAGTCCTTATTAGCAAGAGTATCGCCAACTTTTAAACGGTATGCTTCATAATCGGCATACAGCTTTTTCTTTTTATCAATATCCTGCTGTATATAGGTATTTTCATTCAGGTTCGCCTGGTTATCAATGGCGGCATTTTCGGCTCCGGACAATGTAGCCGGGTCGATCTTAGCCAGCTTTACCTTATTGTTAGGATTGGCGTTAAAGGCATTAACGGCACCGCTGCCGAACTTCTTTACAAACTCATCGTACTTCCTGTTAGCCTGGTTGATCTGAAAGGTGATCGCCGAAAACTGATTTGATATTTGAGTAAGCGCCTGCTGATCCGGTGAAAGTGACTTTTCCTCACCTTTGGCCGTAAACTGCTTAATTTTTTCCTGCAAGCTGATTTGGGCAGCCAATAAAGTTTCAAGGGCATTGTTTTCCTTATCACTTGCCTTTTTGCCCAGGTTGGCTATTTTATTATTATAGTCAGTGGTGGCCTTAACGCGCTCTTCGTTATATTTATCTATGATCTGCTGTTTGGCAGACTGAGAAATATTGGTATTTAATAAATCCTGCCTCTGTGAAAGCTGGATGATGTTCAATTGATCCGCTAAAGCTTTTTGAAGCGCCGCTTTCCTTACTGCATATGATTTCGCCTCATTTTCAAATATGCCGTTTTGAGTGTCTAAATCAGCCTTTAGAATACTCTTCTGACTTTCCAAAGCGTTTTTGCCCTGTTCATCAATAGCATTTTTGCCACCGGTTAAAACCTTGGTACCGCGTTTTGCCTGGATATCATCAAGGCGTTTCTCCAGCTCAGTTCTTTCAACTGTTATCAGGTTTTGATCATGCTGCAAATCGCCGATCTCCTTTAGTACCTTTTTCAGGTCCTGGTTAGCCTGAATATTCTTTGCATAAGCGGCGGTCTCATCGCCGCCGGTCACTGCGTTTTTATACTCCTTTGCAGCTTCAGCCTTCTGTTTTATCAACCGGGTCTGCTCCCTTTGTAAATCCGTTATCTTTAAAGCATCGTCTAACTCTCTCGTAGCTAACTGAGATACTTTGTTTTTTACCGCCTCAGCATAGGCAAGCGCAAGCACTTCCTCTTTAAGGGATTTATAGGCGGCGGCACCCTGACCGGCCAGTATGGCTTCTGTAGACAGGTTACCGAATATAGTAGGATAGAGGTTTTGCAATTCGATGGCAGCATTCGTGCGATCCTGAATTGACAGTTTCAGGTTTTGCGTTGCCCGGTATAGTTCAGTTACGCTTACGATCTCATCATTAGATTTTTTTGCAGCGTCTAACCTGGCGTCATTTAATGCATTTTGAACCGCTAACTGATCCCTTAATTGTTGAATTAAAAGTTTTGTCTTGCCTGTGAATAGGTCAAGCTTTGCAAGGTATTCGATGATAGGCCCCACTGCAAAACCAATAATTCCGGCTACCCCTACACCTGGAAGAGCATAGGCTATTTGTCTTATCCATGAATACCCCTTTGTTAAATAGTTAGTACTTTTCCCAACTGCATTCCCTAACTCATCAAATCCCACTTTACCGGCATTTGACAGCTTGTTAATTTCAGCTTGTGCTTGTTGTATTTTCTGATTGTAAGCTGTGATTTTTGTGACATCGGGAGTGAGCTCCTTTAAGGTGGTTAATTGCGCTATTTGATTTTTTAAGTTGCCTATAGAAGAGGATACCCCGTCGATGCTTCGTTTTGCGTCGGTGCCGATATCGGCAAGGGCTTTTTTAGCAACTGAACTTTGACTTTGTAATTTGGCAATTGACTGCTCAAGGATTTTGATCTGATTATTATAGGCACCAACGCCATATCCGGCCGGATCAAGCTTCAACGCGTCTGCCGATGCCTGCTTTAACAGCAGGAGTTCGGCCTGCATGCCTTTTAACTTTGCGGTAATCGCATTGGAGGCTTTCGTTGCACTGGCGGCAACATTATCGTTAACAAGCTGTAAAGTAGTCTCCACCTGTTTAGCCTGGGCAAGTACTTCCGGGTTGTTAATTAAAAACTCAATATTTAAAGGGCCTAACTCGTCCACTGTCTACAGTTTTAAAAATTCTCTGAAATCCTCTTCCTCTTCAAGCTGCTTATTTTTACCAGCGTCCTTGCTGTCTACATACCGCGGGGCATCTGCCAGCATCATTTGAATATTTACCCAGCTGATGTTCCAAAAAATATCGTCCCAGGTAAGGTTTGTCTCTTTTATTAAATTGAAGATCATTCCCCAGGGGCTATTCATGCCGATGCATGTTAACTCCCCTCGGTCTCGTGGCTCAGGGTCGGCAAGGTCATTTTCATACTGCTTACCAATCTGATAGTATTCGGAAAAGCCGATGTTCCGCATAACATCACCATTACCCGGGCAATGGTAAATCCGTTAATCGGGGTAAGTTTCCAATACAGGTAGCGTGACAGCATCCCCGCAAACAATCTTCCGCTCCACTTTCCATTCAGTATGGCATATGCGGCGATCTTGCACACCGATTTTCCATGTGCCAAAAACAGGGTATGGCTGTTTACCTCGTCAATCTTCTCCAGCTTCTCTTCCGTAATGTCCATACTTAGGAACAATAAGCCGATCCGGTGCAGGGTTCCATAATGAGGGGGTGTGATCACCACGTTTATTGTCCGTTTACCAAAGGCACGTAACCATAAAGGCGCCGTCACCGGCACCTTTATGCCCCTGTTGAGCAGGGTTTTTGCAGCAATTTGCTCTACATTCATAACATAGATTTATGCTGTACGAGTCACGGTAACCAAGGCGCTGTTGCTATACCCGTTACTGTCAGTTACAGTCAGCTTAAATTTATAAACACCTACAACCAGTCCTGTAATAGCGGTGGCCAGTACAGCAGGCGTAGTGATACCGGGGTTAGCCGCAGCCGGTGGTTTAGTGTCTACTGTCCAAAGCATAGTGACAATGTCTCCGCGGTAAGCCGTAGCGATACCAACCAGGTTACCATTAGCTGCGGCAAGAGCGGGCTGTGCCGGGCCTGCATCCACAACAGGCGGTAAATACTTGCTGATGCTCAGCGGCGACAGGGCAGCCTTGTTAGGTAGCAATACCACAGCCTTGTTGTCGATCTGCGCCAGGCCGTTCTTAGCCAGCTTGGCGTTGATCAGCGAGCGTATATCGGCGCGTGGTATCTCGAAAAGCACGTCACGTTTGGTGATGATCTGCAAGCTTTTTTCGATGTATACCACATCTAAAGGTGCATTCCAAACACCGGCAACTACTTCACCGCCTTTTACCAGCAACAACTGCTCGGGAGTATAGTCGAGGGTCGTCCAGTCCAGTTCTAAAGCGCCGATGTCCTTAAAGTTTTCAATGGCAAAGCTTACCTCCTCGGCATATACCTGGGTAACCGTACCTTCTGACTCTTTAAGTGTGGCGGTATCCTTAAGGGTAAGGCCTACCGGCACCAGCATGGCCGACATGCTGCCATCATCAGGGATATCGCCTACTTTGATGGATTTTAAACCGAAACTTCTTAATTCCATAATGTTATTTTTTAATAGGGGTATTTAAAAATCGTTTAATTGCTATTTAAAGGGTAATTATTTGCCTTTGCTTTTGTCGGCGTTTGCCTTTGCGTCTGCCTCAGCCTGTGCGTCCGCCTCAGCTTGTGCCTGTGCTTCAGTCTTTGCTTTTGCATCCGCTTCCGCCTGTGCTTCTGCATCGGCCTTTGCTATTGCATCTGCCTCCGCTTGTGCCTGCGCTTCCGCAGCAGCCTTTGCTATTGCATCTGCTTCAGCTTGCGCCTGTGCTTCAGCCTTTGCTTTTTCCTCTGCTTCCGCCTGCGCATCTGCCTCAGCTTTTGCTTTTGCGTCAGCCTCAGCTTGCTGATCCTGTATGGATATATTAAAAGCAAGAGCAGATGATATTTCATCATCATCAGCGCCGTCAGGTGGGGAAACGTTAAAATGTTCCTCGTACATTGTTACCAGGTCTTCGTGTGATCTCTTGGTAAGTGTGACTTCAATAGTCCCGCTTTTAATTTCCTCCCTGCTCACCTGCTCAACAGTCTTATCTGTCAGGGTACCTGCATGGTTCTTTGCAAGGCCGTCGTCCCAAAATGCAGTCCCGTCGGCAGTGAAATAGAGGATATTTTTTGTCGAATAAGCTTCAAATATCTTTGCTGCTTTATCCAGCATTGTTTGTTTTTCCATGATCTTTAACTTTGTTTAAAACAGGGCGAGGCGACAGCCCCTTTGTTTGGTTAATGAGTAGTCCTCCAGTATTTATAGCCTCGCGCCAATTGCTTTCGTGAGTACCCGGTCGTACGTGTTTTGACCTGCCTGCCCTGTTTAAATATTTTGCTTTTAGTTTTTCCTTTTAAGAGTAACCTTACTTCCGTCCGAGCGCCGATGTGGTGACCGTTGATGTCTGCGATCCTGTCGGCTTATAGATCATTTTATAATACTGGAAGGGGTTATTTGTGAACTTCCACGTTTTGACCTGTAACCCGGCAACGTTGGCGACCGCAAGCGTATCTGTCGAGGTGGTGACGAAATCGTACTTTATTCCATCTGTCGAGCCATACAGTTTGACCGATCCAACCGGCGCTCCGGTAAGCTTGGTTACTCCAGCCTGTATCGTTAGGGTTCCTAACTGACCTGGTATCTGTATGATTTGCATTACAGCCGTTGCGGTACTTGTATCAAGGCCCGCCTTATGGATGGTCTGATCGGATTGAAGTGGTTTAAGAAAGGATTGCGCCTTAGCTTCAACAATGCCCAGCAGGGCGAATGATAGTATAAAAATTAGTTTTTTCATTTTGAAATAGTATTGGTTAAAAATGGTTTGCGTTCAATTTTACGGCGACTTAACAGGTTTGCCGATATAACCTTTTGTTTGGTATTCGGGTCGGTAATCTTATCCCACTTCAGGAACTCATCTGCCGCACCCTGGTAATCTTTTTCGTTTAGCCTGATCAGCAAATGCGATGTTGCTAAGGCTCCGATACCCTCGTTATAAGTGAATGATACCACGCTGTTATACTGCGGTTGTGTTAATGGTATCTTCACCAGTTTATTTACAGCTGCTTCAAATGGCGCGACGGTGTTATCAAACAACTGGTCAGCTGCCGTTTTACTTAAAAGCATATCGCCCTTTTTAACAGGCTTGCCTCCATGATAATAAGTGGCACCGTAACCGATCGTCCATACACCTGCTGAATCTTGGTAGGCGAACAGGCGCAGACCCTCAAACTCCTTGATTAAATTCTTACCGGCATCATCAAGCTTCATGATCATGAGAATAGCGTATTAAGTTTGTCGGTTATTTTTACTATCCAGTGCGTCTTATCCTTGCCACTGATCACTGCTACATTTTCCAGTATACTGACAATATGCTCGAACACGATCTGTACGATCAGAAAGATGTGCAGCCAGTCGAACACCCAAAATGCAATATCATTACCCCTGTGCTTAAAGTTTTCAGCAAAGGCGTAGCTGATGCCGATCATCACCAGGTAACAGGCTACCTTTACGGAGAACCTTGAAAGCTTCAGGCTGCTGAATGTCTCCTTACGCACCCGTGAAGCAACTATGCCGCTTACCAGCTCTGTCACAAATGCAGCCACCAAGCCAATGAAAGCAGTGTCATCCAGTCCTAATCCCTTGTCGACTGCTACCCAAATAAATGCGATCGTCATTAGCTTAATGTTTAGGTTGTATTTGAAACTCGGTGCCAGGCTCAGTAGAAATTCATTGATGCTGTGCCAGTCAAAAGTTTTCAGTAATCGTGTAGCGTGTGCCGTCATGATCTTTCTTTAAAACCCTCCCGGAATTACCGGGAGGGAAGTTTGCAGCTATCGTTCTCGGGGGTTTTTATCAGTAGTTATTAAATTACCGGCGAATATTTAGAGCCTATTGCTCCAATATATTTCAGGCGTTTCGGCACGCATATGAAATAGTGACGGTAGGCCAGTTTGTTGGTTTGGTTTTGTGGATCGATACCTGCCGGAGCAAAGTATTGCCTGGTTAAACCAGTTTTCATTGCTATATTGCTGATATAGAAAGACACGGAAGCCTGGTATTCACCGACTCCGGCAACCGAGCCATAGGCAAGTTTAGCGCCATTATCAAACAATGGATTATTGATATACTGGTATATCTCAAACCCCGCGATCATAGGAGCAACGTCACCGGTCTTATAGTTAGCAAGCATATCGCCAAAGCGCCTGCGGTCTAACAGCAGATCGTTCCAGTGATCAGAACATAATACCAGGCGTCTGCCAACAGCAGGAACCTGTAATTTGTCATACTGGGCTTTATGGTCAACCAAGTCCTGGTAGGTCAGGCGAAGGCGGGCTCCGTCTCTCCAAATAACTTCAGTTACGCCGTCGGCGGCAAATTCACCACTTCTACCTGAACTCTGAATCACCGGGGTATTTGCAGAGTTTGCAGCCGGTGCAAGCGCCCAGGCGGCTTTGCCGTATTTTGCGATCAATATACCACGGGTCATTAGTGCTGTAGCAGCGTCAATCCGGCGGTAAGATGCACCATTGGCCTGGTCATCAGAAATAGGAACAACCTTGGTTTGGTATTTGTCAAGAGAGATCAACACCTCATCGTCGTCATACTGCTGCAAAGCGATAGGATAAGCATTGTTGTTGATCAGCACGTCAACTTCAAAATCCGTTGTAGGGATATGAATAACGTTCGACTCACCTGCGGAGCCGGAACCCATCTCAACAATCTGAGTATCCAGTTCAGTAATGCCGGACAGCCATGGCGCTTCGGTAGCGGTCGTTAGGTTTAACTCAACCCGGTTGACCCACATTTCGGGAAAATTCGTAGGCATAATATTTTAGTTTAAATTAATTAGGGGTATTAAATGATTAATTACTCTCTGTGTGTGCTTAGTTGCTTATTTGGCGAAAAGTGCTTTGTAAGCGTCGGGGTTCTCGTTTTTGAAAGCCAGTTGTTTTTCAACAGTCAGTTTTTCAAAATCGTCCGCCGATTTCACTTCAGTTGCGCCGCCCTTGCCGTTTAGTATTGAATTTGCCAGGCTTGCTTTCCCCGGAATTTTACCGATCAGCTTTGCGGTTAACTCGTAGTTTGCTGTAGCATCAGCCAGGTAACCTTCCCGCTCTCCGGCAGTCAATTTACCTTCGGTAATTGCACCATCGATCAATGTTTCTGCCTGTAATTTAACCTGCTTGTCAAGCTTAGTCTGTAATTCGACCATCTTGCCTTCAGCGGTAGTTTTTAATTTTTCCGCATCCGTTACCTTATTTTGTAAGGTTACTAAAGCGTTGCTGATAGATGCGACATCGCCGCCATCGGTAACACCTAAACCCACAAGCACAGACAGTGCCTGGTGTGATAAAATGATTTTTTCCATGTTTGGAGTATTTATTTTTCTTAATTCGTTAGCACTTAGTTTTTGCATTGTCAGCTTGATCTCGTCCTCCGGTATCAACTCGCCATCTTTATTAAAGAGCGCCAGCGACCCGGAATTACTTGGCACAGCACACAGTGACGCTTCCATTAATTCGCATTTCACCAGTTCCCAGGTATCGTCATCTACGTTCTTTTGCAGGTAGTCCCAATCGAACATTACGCCCATGGAGCAGCCTTTGATAAACCCTCTGTTTACCTTTTCTTCAATCGGCTTCACATTCGGATCGGCGCTGTCAAAAACAGTATCGGCTTTAAGCAGTATACCCTCTACTACTCTCTTTTCCCAACTGCCAAGAACAGTTGCCAAGCTATTGATGTGGCTATCCAGCATTACAGGATTTGGATCAAAGCGGGAAAAGTCTATACCTTTGTTCGGGATGCGAAATCCATAGCTGTTTACTTTAGTTTCATCGTTCAGGACAAAGGTTGGCATGCGATATTTCCGTTTTATTTCTCCAAAAATCAGCGCATTTTTAACCCTCCCCAAATAGTTGTGCAAGCCTTGCACAGTTATTTTACATACCCTTAAATTCCGGTCATTTTTGCTTCCATAAAACAAGTTTTATGGGTAAAAAGGACGCTATCAGGCAGAAAGCAGAAGATTGGTTCATTGAAAATTCCGACTGTACACAGGCCGAAATAGCAGAGCAATTCAGTGTCAGCACACAAACCGTCAACAAGTGGTATCAGAAGTATAACTGGGAAGATCAGCGCCGTGACTATCACTCATCGCCCATCAAGATCAAACAGCTTTTACAGCAGGAGCTGCTTGCCGTAGCGCAGGGCAAAGAGGCGAAGCTGAATGCCGATGCGATCTCCAAGTTAAACGTGGCCATTGACCGGCTGGATAAGAAGCTGGATGCCTTTGTTGTAAAAAGGGTATTGGTTGAACTAGACAACTTCATCAGTCAGATCGACCCCAAGTTTGCCGCACAATGCACCCCCTTCCATAAGCAGTACCTGCAACATCGTATTAACCTCGAAATAGCATGAGCGTAGACAACAGGAAGTATTTAAAGCTGCTTGCTGACTACGACAAGCATTGCGCGATGATCGCGCAGGCAACCGACTATGATATTCACGAAACGCCGGAGAATAAGCTAAAGCGTGTTCGGAAGTCGGAGGAGAAGTACGAAACCTGGTTTGAAGACTATTTCCCTAACTACGCCAAGAAGCGCTGCGCCTGGTTTCACATATGGCTGGCAAACCTGATCATCAATAACAAACGCATCAGGGCGCTTGCAGAATGGTTCCGCTCTGCCGCCAAGTCGGTTCATATCGACATGGGTATTCCGCTATACCTGTATTTTGTAAAGAACGACCTGCGCTTTATGCTCCTGATCGGCGAGACGCAGGACAAAGCAAATGCGCTGCTTTCGGGTATACAGGCACAGTTGCAGCACAACAAGCGGCTGCGCAATGACTATGGCGAAAAGTTTAACCACGGCAGCTGGGCAGACGGCGACTTTACCACGACCGATGGCGTGCGCTTTATGTCGCTTGGCTTCATGGGAAATCCGCGGGGTGCGCGTGAGCAGGGCGAAAGGCCGGATTACATCGTTGTCGATGACGTGGACAGCAAACGGCATGTGAATAACGACCGGCTGATGCGTGAGGCGATTGATTTTATTACCGAAGATGTTTGGGGTTGCTTTGATGCGGACGAGCAGGCTACCGAGCGCTTTGTTTACGCTAACAATAACTTCCATAAAAACAGCATTACAAACCGGTTGAAACTGTATTTCAACAGCGTTATTGATAAGCAAAAGGAAGCCAAAAAAGAAAAAGACCATCCTAAGGCTACCGTAAAGTTTGTGGTGTCCACCGTATGTGCCGTAAAGAGCCTGAGCACGTTTGAGCCGGAATGGCCGGAAAAAGCTTCTGCCGCCTACTGGCGTGAAAAGTATCAGAACATGCCTTACCGCTCTTTCATGCGGGAATATATGCACCGGCATATAGAGGACGGCAAGGTTTTCAAATATGACGATATCCAGTATTGTGCCCCGTTCAAACTGAAAGAGTATGACGGCCTGTGCATGTATGGTGACTTGAGCTACAAGACGCAGGGTGACTACAAGGGCCTTGTGCTGGTAGGAAAGAAGAACAAGGCGTTTCATATCATCCATGTGTACCTGCGCCAAAAGAGCCGGGCTGACGCCGCGCGCTGGCTGTACGATCTGTACGAATGTGAAAAGCTGCAAAACTTCAATATCAGGTACATGATAGAGGGGCTTTTTGCACAGGACGAGTTTGTAAACGACTTCGACATCGAGGGCGAGAAAAGAGGCTATTACATTCCTGTAGTAGCTGACAAGCGGCCAAAGGCTGACAAGTTCGACCGTATCGAAAGCCTGTCGGGGCATTTTGAGCGCCGCAACGTCTATTTTAATGAAGAGGCAAGGGGCAGTGATCAGATCGACCTGATTGATCAGTTTCTCGCCTTTGAAAAGGGCAGCAACGCCAATGACGACGGCCCGGATGCCACACACGGTGCAATGGCCTGGCTCAACAACCGCACGCATCAATCCAAAAACAAATATGTGTTTCAACCACGAGCAAACAGGAGGTTTTAATTATGGCATTTTTAGAAAAAGCAGACTTTAATACAGTCATCAGGGATTACCAGTTGGAAGCTATAATCGACGGAGACGACACCATCGTCGCTACAGCTATCGAGATAGCCATTGACGAGGTAACCAACATCTTTACTCCGAACGATATGAACACCTGGAAGGATGGCAGGCCGATCTATAACATCGTTGCCGTATTTGCTCAATCAGGTGCCGACAGGAACGCTTTCATTTTGGTGCATTGTAAGATCATTACGCTGTGGTATTTAGTGCTGCTATGTAATACAGGATTGGAGTATAACGAGATAAAGGACAGGTACGACAGGTCAATCCAAACACTCACCGATTTAGCCAGGGGAAAGACCAACAGCGGGACCATACCTAAGATCGATCAACCCGCGCCAACCGACGAAGTACCATGGCGAAGCGGCAGCAGGAGAAAGTTTAATCACGAATAATTATCAATCCAATGGGCATACAAATTAAAAAATTAAAATACGAAACGACCACCGCGAACAATCGCTATGCACAGGATTATAGCGTGCAAACATTGGCTGCCAAAAACAATTCAGACAACGGCGTTGTGAGCGATGATAGTAAAAAACGCTTTCTTCCATACGACAACAAAGCGGTTTACCGGATCAGGCGCGACATTAAGGACTGGAACTTTGCACTTGACCTTGCCAGGTACTTACAGCCTCAAAACTGGATGCTGCAAAACCTCTATGACGATATTTTAATTGATGCCCTGCTGACATCGCAGGTAGAGAATCGTGAAAACCGCATCTATTCGCTCGACTTTAACATCAAGGTTAACGGCGAGATAGACGAAGATCAAACCACCACATTAAAAAATCATAAGCTATACCGATTCCTGACCGCTGAAAAAATGAATATGCGCAAGCGCGGTTATAGCCTGGTTGAGTTAAGTATGTCCAAGGATGCAGAGGGTAACAACGTGCTCACCGGGGATAGTTTACCGAGAACCAATATAGTGCCGCAAACTGGGCTGTTCCTCCATGATTATTACAATTATGTGGATGTGATCAAGTACCGAGAACTGCCCGAGTTCGGCACCTGGATACTGGAGTATTATAACGGCGATCCGCTCGGCCTATTAAATAAGGCTGTGCCGCACGTGCTTTTTAAACGCTTCGCGCAAAGCTGCTGGTCTGAACTCTGCGAAATATTCGGGATCCCGCCGCGTGTAATGAAGACCAATACACAGGATAAGACACAGCTTGACAGGGCCAGTCAGATGATGAAGGACTTAGGTTCTGCTGCTTATTTTATTATCGACACCACGGAAGCCTTTGAATGGGCGCAGGGCGTATCTACCAATGGCGATGTGTATAAGAATTTAATGGACATGTGCCGGGATGAGCTTTGTCTGCTTATTTCGGGGGCGATCATCGGCCAGGATACTAAAAACGGAGCCAGGTCAAAGGATGAAGCTGCGCAGCAGATGTTGTGGCTGACCGTTCAGAGCGACATGGCCCTGCTCGAGGAGCAATGGAATAATGTCAGCATTCCCGCTTTAAAGCAGCATGGCATCCTTAAAGGCGATAATATCACGTTTGAATTTGTTCCCACAGAGGATATTAAGGTCTTATGGGGAATTACACTCGGCGCTTTACAGTATTACGAAATAGACCCTGCCTGGGTTAAAGATAAATTCGGTATCGAGATCACAGCAGCCAGGCCACAACCTGTAAAAGGTTCCTCATCCTCCTCGTCCTCCGACGGGTCGAATTTATCAGCTGACCTTTTTGGCAATAGCAGTTTTTTTGGAAAGGCCCGTCGGCGCTAAAATTGCCGGTCGGGCTGAGTGGTTTTAATTTTGCTGAATTTAGTGAGCGCCTCAACGGGATATACCATGCCTGCTGCAATGATCATTCTGTCAGCCTTAGCGCGGGTGACATACCTCCCGATTATCAGCGCTATATCAACGCGCTCATCAAACAGCTATGGGACGCCAAGCAGGTGCCTGAGACAGACCCTAACCTGATCAGGGCATACGGCACGAAGTTGCAGGAGGCTCTCACTGAAGGGTACGGTGGTAACCTTGCCGACTTTGCCTGGGACAGCCCGGATTATAGAACGTTAGTGGCCCTGCAAAACAATGTGTGGCAGTTCTCCGCAGCTAAGACACATGAACATCTAACGGCAATGAACGCGGCGCTCATCGGGCCTGATGGCAAGATCAGAAGTTATGACGAGTTCAAACGGGAAGCACAGAACATCACCAATGAGCAACTGAACTGGCTTAGAACGGAATATGACACCGCTATAGGCTCCGCTCAGATGGCGGCTAAGTGGCAAACCATACAGGAGCAAAAGAAAACATTCCCGCTGCTTGAGTTTGACGCGGTGATCGACGACCGTACCTCTACCATCTGCCGACCTTTAAATAAAGTGGTGAGGCCCGTTGATGATCCTTTTTGGGATAAGTACTATCCGCCCAATCATTTCAATTGCCGCAGCACGGTCAGGCAGTTGCGAACCGGCACAGTTACACCTGTTGATGAAATTCAATACCCGGAGAAGGTGCCTGACATGTTTAAGTTCAATGTTGGTAAAAAGGCAATTGCTTTCCCTGACGGTCTTTCTTATTATGACAATGTACCGCCGCACCTGATAAATAATGCCACGCTGTATATGCCGCAGGATGAGCAGTATATTATTAAATACCAGGCACCGGACGGAACCCAGTTGCAGGTGAACCGAAAAACAGCTATCGAAAATGCCCCCGATTATCAAAACCTGATGACCGTTGGCCGCGTACTGGCAGATCATGGTATAGTGGTAGACATATTGCCTGTGATCCATGCGAGCGAGGAAACACTGCGCAATGAATTACTGCCAGCCGCTAAAACTGGTAAGAACCCGGATGTAATTATTAACGGTGAATACGGCGAGGTGAAAACGCCCACCGACCCGGTTACTTACAGCAAATTGCAAAAACTGATTGCTAATGCGGCATCACAAGCTGACATGGTAGTCATTTTGCTTGATGCCAAATTTACCGAAGCTGAAATGAAGGGTGCTGCTGAAAACAGGTTCAAGGTATTCCCGGAATTAAAAGAGATCTCTTTTGTTACGCCGGACGGTGAATACATCCAGTTTATAAATGACAAAAGGCAACAGAAATGATTCTATCGCCCTTTGCGTTGTCGCATGGGCACGCGTCCCACACAATACAAATGTAAATGATTTATGCCAAACGAACAAATAACCCTTTTTTTCAGCAAGTTTGAGATGGCGCTCAATCAGTTGCCTATAATTGTTGGCAATGAAGTAGTTAATTATAGCCTGGAGGCATTTGAACGTCAAAGTTGGGATGGTGCTGCATGGAAGCAAAGACAAAGTAAAAAAGACACAGGGCGGTCGATTTTGGTGAAGTCAACCCGGCTCAAAAGGAGCGTCAGGATCATTAGCTCATCTCCGAGTTCGGTCATCGTCGGCAGTGATGTCCCTTATGCAGCTATTCACAATAATGGCGGTACGATCAGCCGCGCTCCAAGGTCTGAAACCTTCAGCCGTAACCGCTATTTGAAAGGACCTAAAAGCAAGTATTTCGGGGGCATGGGTGCCTTTAAAAAAGGCATTACCGAGCGCACGCTTACAAGTGCTGCTATCAAAGGCCTGACATTTAAAGCCTATCAGATCAACATGCCCAGGAGGCGATATTTAGGGATTACACCTGAGTTAAAGGAACGTATCCGGCTTAGGGTAATCGAAGAATTAAAAAACAATACCAGGTAAATCAATTATTATGAAAATTATATTTAAAACTACCGTTGGCTTACTGTCGTCCATTCCCGGCGTGAGGTGGACGGACAAAGACAAAAAGCAAATTGACATTTACGACACGAAACCTGCCGTTCCGTTCCCTTGCAATTTAATAAAGGTGGCCATCCTGTCTGCCGATACTGTAACCACGGAACAACAGCGTTGTACAGGTTCTATTGTAGTCCGGACTGCCTCTGATCTGTCGGTAAGTGAAACCTCTGACAAAGCGCCCGATACAGCGGTTGAAAGGAGCCTGTCCTACTATGACATTGTTGATGCCGTATACGACAAGTTGCAGGGTTTCACCGACGATCAGATAGAATCTATAGATATGAAAAGCTGTGTGGAAGAAGAGCGCCGGGATGGCTTGACAGTAGTGAAAACCACCTTTGAGGTAGTGTTTATGAAATATACTCAGGCGGCCGACTGATCAAAAAGGTTAAGCTGGTTAGTCTCACCTTTCCTTGATTTGCCGTAATGCTTGATGAACATCCAGCAACTGTAGGAAATATTGATATTGCGCTGCGGGAAAATTTTGCGGACAATGAAGCTATCCGGTTTGTCTGACTCTTTTACTTCGTTGTAGACCGACCGGATAGTTTCTATTTTCTTAAGGTAATTCCCGTTGTGATAGGCCATTAACACAAAAATAGTGCAGATGTTTGAAAATCCCACCGACAAGAAATCAATCCTTTTTCTTAACCCAATCCGTTACTATTCCAAATCGGTCTTTCTGCGGCTCAAGTCCTATACTCCGCAGGTGCGCCCAATAGAATTTCTCCTCACCTTGCTTTAGCTTATCCTGAAAGGTTTTTTCGAAGTAATCCGGATACTTGTGTTTAGGCGCTGCGCATTCAGCACGAAGCTCGTTGAAGTACTTAACCAGGTTGCTAATGCTGTGCTTTCCCCTGAACAGGAAGTTATCCGACTGGAAGTAGTGATCAAGCATCGCCTCGTCCAATTTAACCAGTTTAATCTTGCCAGTGTCCGCACCGCTCACCTGGTATTTTACTTTTTTATACCTTTCGTAAAGGGCACAAAACAAAGCAATTTTTTCATTAGTGGCCAGCAGCCGGTTAGCATGCAGACCGATCAGATTTAACTGCCCGAGGTCTTTCTCATACATTGGAACCTTATCGGTGAACACCTCAAATTGTTTTTCTTTTAAAGGCTCATTAAGCGCCGTTTTAACGGCATTTATAATGCCGTCGATATATTCAACCTCAATATAACCGTTAAGGCGTTTGCTGGTCAGATAGTAGGTATTGGTCATTTATTTAAAGCTCGTAAATAGTCAGGGTAAACTTTTGTTTCAAATATGGTAACCAGCAGCCCAAGCTCCGCCTGGTTATGTGCCATCAGCTTCTTTTTATATTTCTGATTGAGGCACCAGTCATCCAACCTTTTCAATATAGCTTTTGTGTTGGTTCCCCAATTCATAGACTTGGCAATGCCGATCAGTTTTTTGCGCTGCTGATCACCGGGAGGTACACCGTTATGGCCTTGTAACCGCCTTAATAACTCTTTGTATTGGCCATCGCTCAGCGCTGTCAGGCTTGTCGTGCGGCCATCGGTGAACCACTCAACAACCTCCTCCTTTGTGAGATCGTTTTTTTTAAGGATAGCGAATAATTGGCTGTATTTATTCATATTAATATTTAAAATCTGTCCAGTGAATAATTTTTCCGATAAAGGTTTTGTTGGGTTCTTTCATTGCTAAAGGCAACCACCAGGCGAAAAAGTCTCCAAGCATATCAAATCCATCTGAACTGCTGAGTTTATTTAAGTTGAAAGTATTTATTTCAATCCCATCGACCTTAACACAAATAAAATATCCATGCTCATCATCACCTAATACATCACTTGCCTTGACAACCGATATTTTTATATTTTGCGTAGAGACGCATCGTTTCTCAGTAAATTGATGATAGGCCTTTGAAAACCTACCTCCTGTATACATATGCATTATCATACCTGGTTTCCACCTGTTACTTTTATCATCTCTAATAGTGTGAACCTTTGTGCCTTGCAGTATCGGCTCTACAAATTGTTTTTTGAATCCTATTACCATAATTTAAATTGAATTTAGTGTGATTTAGTCCCTGTTTGCTTATAGGTATTTTATTGGAATTACATTTGTCGGAACATAAAGCGGATGCATTGGTGAGCCGTTTTTGTTTATTACAAGTGCTTTGCCTTCCGGAAACATTTTAACAACCTGTTGATCCCTTCCGAAAACGTCAAAATTTCCCCAAGCTAAAATCACGTCAACGCCGAGACTGCTTGCAATTTTTAAATACTTGTCGTTTTCACCTATAGGGTCAGCCACTTGCTTAAGCTGATTCGGATAGGGAGTTACCCAGGCAAACAGATTCATCATGCAAATACCGCCATACCCCCAACCATCTGCGAGCTTCTTTACCCTTCTGATTGTAGGATCATCCGTTTGCTCGTTTGCGGTCGATGGATTAAGCCCTATGAAAATAACGAAGGGTTTCGACCTGTCCCAAAACCGGAACAAGCTATATCTGTAATTTCCGCATTCGCTAAACGTAGCGGAATTGTCTTCATTTCCAAATAAGTCCATATCATAAATATTTTAAAATTTAAACCAATTTTTCATACTATAAGGCACCCGCATCTGTCGCAGTTGGCAGTTACCACATTGCCGCTTAAACTGGTTCCGGTATCGCCAGTCGTGTATGCCGATAAGGCAGCATAGGTCTTTAAATAGTTTCATGTTATGTAAATTTTAACCAGTCGTTTTCTTTAATAATTGTCGTTTTAAATGGGAATTTTTCAGCCGGTACTCTATGTATTGCTTCGATCAATGCCTTCGCTATGGTAAATACTACGTATGGCGTGTCTCCGATATAAATTTGCATAGCGAGATACTTCGTGCCGGGAACTTTTGCACTGTCTTCCATTGAAAACTTATACACTTTGATTTCCCGGCCAATTAAGCGCTCTGTCTTAATTTTATCTCCCTCATATCCTTTCTCTTTTGTTGTAATGTTGAAGTCTTTAAAGTCGAACATAATGTTAATTTTTCTACCAGGCGTTTGCTGTTCGTGCGTTTTGCCCATCCCATAAAACCCGCTATAACCTGCGGCCTGTTGGGGCCTGCAACTTCTTTTGCAAAGTTTTCTTTGATGCGTTTCCGCATCCTGATATGGGTATGACGAAACACACTGCCGAGGAAATCAATCCCCTCAGATGTCGGCCACACCTTGTAATTTTTTTTAATGGTTAGGTTTAGGTTAATTGTTAGATAGTTCCGTATCTCGCCAAGAAGAACGTGCAGGTACGGTTTGTCGGCAGCGAGTATAACGATGTCATCTGCGTACCGGTAATAGCGCTTAACACGCAGTTGCTCTTTAATAAAGTGATCTAACGGGGTTAGATACAGGTTCGAAAAATACTGGCTCAGGTAATTACCTATAGGAACACCCGATGCGCTGTCTATGATCCCGTCCAGCAGCTCCAGCAGATCATTATCCTTTATCTTTCTGCGCAGCAGCTTTTTCAGGATATCATGATCAATGCTCGGATAGAACTTTTGTATATCCAGCTTTAAGAAATACTTAGTGCCTGAAAGGTCACATAAAGCTCTCTTTAAAGCATTGCACGCTGCATCAATCCCTTTACCCTTTATATTGCTGTAACTGTCAGCGGTGAACGTCGGCACCAGTATAGGTTCAATTACATTCATAATGGCATGATGTAGGATGCGGTGCGGAAAGTATTCAAGGCAAGATATCTCCCTGATCTTAGGCTCCTTTACAATGAACTTCTTATATTCCCCTGTACGGTAGGTTTTGCTTTTGATCATCCCCTGTAACTCAAGCAGGTTAGCTTCCCGGTTCTCATCATGCTTTCTGATACCCGGCTGATCCAGTTTCCCTCTACGCGCAACAGCATCGGCTAACCGGAGGTTTTCGATGCTGTATATCTTTTCATAAAGGTTGTTATACCGTTTCATTAGCCTTTGCTTTTAAGGTCGTGTTCGCTATCGCTACCAACGCCCTGTAATTTTATGTTTGTTTTTTGCCATCCTGGCAAGGCCCCTACTGCTTAATATCTATCAAGCATGGTGGGAACTGAGGTTCGTGTTCGTGTTCGTGTAGTTCGTGTTCGTGTAAACAAAAGCGGAACGCGAAGCAACTACCGCAGTGGCAGCAAGCAGCCCTATTATTTTTAGCTTTTCCGCATCATATCGTTATACAGATCGGCATGCTGCGTGCCCATAAACTCAGCTGTTTCCGAATCAATGAAGCAAAAGCGGGAACCGAGGCCCGTGCCCGTGATCGTGCAGTGCGCGAACGTGTAAACAAAAGCGGAACGCGAAGCAACCCATTCATGCCACGGATACCATTTACGCTGGTTATTTTTACTGTAATCAGGCACAAACTTGTCAAGCATGTTTTGCGCTTTTTCAATGATCTCCATTTTATATGTGGCGATCATCGCTTTGCCGCGGTTCTCCGGCATCCAGGATACATCAGGTAGTTTGGTTGCGTTGTCGCCTGTAACCTCACATGCACGTTCAAAGGATTTGATAAGTTCTTTTTTCATTTGGTTTTTATATTTTAGGGTTTAAAAATTCATTCCATTCAGCATTGAACGTTTTGGCTATCCTGATCGCTTTTGCGTCCGTGTCCGTGCAAAGGCGGGAACCGAGG